ATGTTTCAGTTGATGGAACTTTACAAAATAGTGCAAACTTAACAAATGGTACTGGCTATCTTCACGATAATTTAACTGGAACAATTCATCCATTTATTTTAAATGCAAGTTCTGGTGGAACACATACTGGCATAGGAAACTTTGGTCAAGACAGTACATTTGCTGGACTTGAAACAGCAACATCTAATTCTGATTCAAATGGAAATGGTGCGTTCCATAGTTCAGTTTTTAGTGGTTTTCTAGCATTATGTGGAGATAACCTACCAGAACCAACCATAGGGCCTAATTCTCTGACACAAGCTGATGACTATTTTAATACAGTAATTTACAGCGGTAATGGTTCTACACAATCTATAACTGGAGTTGGGTTTCAACCTGATTGGGTATGGATTAAAGAAAGAAGCTCAACATCATCTCATGCACTTTTTGATAGTAATAGGGATGCTACAAATTTACTTAGTTCAGATAATAGTAATGATGAATCAGATTCAAATACTTCTTTAACATCTTTTGATAGTGATGGATTTACATCTGGCGGTGATGGTAAGACAAATCAATCAAGTCAAACATATGTTTCTTGGAACTGGCACGCAAATGGTGACACAACCTCAAGTAATAGCAATGGTTCTATAACAAGTACTGTACAAGCAAATACAACAGCAGGGTTTAGCATTGTTACTTGGTCAGGAAATGAAACAAATAGTGCAACTATTGGTCATGGTTTAAGTTCAGCACCACAAATTATTATAACAAAAGGTAGAAGTCATGCTACAAGTTGGATTTTTGGGATAGGCCCAATTACAGGTACAGTAAATGACTATTTAACTCTAAATACTACTTCTGCCAAAGGTAACTCTACTACTTTTTATCAATCATATACTAGTGATTCAAACACAACCTTTACAGTTGGTGTAAGTTCAGCAGATGAAATGAATAGAAATACTGGTGGTACAGCTAGAACTTATGTTTCATATTGTCTTACAGAAATAGAAGGCTACTCAAAGTTTGGCACCTATACCGGCAACGGAGCCTCAGATGGAGTTTTCGTCTTTACTGGATTTAGACCTGCTTGGGTTATGTTTAAAAAAACAAGTGCTACTGATGATTGGGTTATTATTGATTCTACAAGAGATGTAGACAATGTAGCAAGTCAAACATTATATGCTAATGGTAATTTTGCAGAAGATAGCAATGTAACAAATAGGTCAGTAGACTTCTTGAGCAATGGATTTAAATTAAGGTCAAGTGGAACATATATTAATTTAAGTGATGGCACATTCATATACATGGCATTTGCCGAAGCACCATTTAAATATGCAAACGCTAGATGATTATTATAAATATAACTAATTAGGAGAAAACAATGCCTTGGAAATATGGTAGTATTACATTAAAAGAGGGTAGTTCTTGGACAGATGACAATGGAATAAAACATCCTACCAATTGGTCTATTTGGACAGAAACTTATAAAAAAAATGTTATGGGGTTAACATGGGTAGACCCACCAAAAACTTATGATAGTGAATATTATTTTGGTTGGAACTCTGACGAAAGTGCATTGTTGCCTAGACCAATCGCAGATTTGAAAACAAATAAAATATCTTTAGCTAGACAAACTGTTCAAAATAATTTAAGTGAGTCTGATTGGTATGTAACTCGTAAGTACGAAAGAGATATTGCGATACCTAGTGAGATAGCTGCATATAGAACAGCTATTTTAACAAATTACACATCATTACAAAGTGCAATAAATAATGCCTCAGATATTGATGAACTTAAAGCACTTTATACATCAACTGATGGTGCATCTCAAGACGCAAAAAGCATTGATGCAACTTCTTCTAGTGTTGTAAGCACTTCAAATAATACGATTACAATAAATGGACATGGGTTTGTAAATGATGAAGCTGTTACTTATGGTGTTGGGATAAATTCTGATAAAGAAGAAGCTGAGGTAATTGGTGGACTAAAAAATGATTTTCAATATTTTATCCATAGTGCGACAACAAACACATTTAAACTATCTGAATCACACAGTAATTGTGGTGATGCATCTGCTGTTAATATTAGTGCATTGTCTAGTGATGGAACTGCACAGACATTTACCTCTAACGGAAAGTTTGCAAAAGGACAAACTTCTCCAAATAAAACTGCTAGTAAATATGATGGTTCTTAATTTTATAAATAGTCTAAAAGGATATAGATATGGCCATACCCAGTTCGAGGACTACATTTAAAGAATATTGTTTACGAAATCTTGGAAAAGGTGTAATAGACATCAATGTTTCTGATGACCAAGCAGATGATAGAATAGATGAAGCATTACAATATTTTGCACAGTATCACTATGATGGTATTGAAAAAGTATATCTAAAACATCAAATCACACAAGCAGATGTTGATAGAGCTGCAAGTAATGATACAACAACTGCAACTGATGTGAGAGATGGTTCTGTTACTGCATCATTTACAGAGGGTAGAGGTTTTATTCCAATGCCACAAGCAGTTGTTTCTGTTTTACAAATATTTCCTTTTGATGATTCAGCAACAAACAATATGTTTGATATAAGATATCAACTAAGATTAAATGACTTATATGACTTTAGTTCTACTTCAGTTATTCACTATGAAATGACCATGCAACATTTAGATTATCTATCACATATACTTGTAGGTGAAAAACCTATTCGTTTTAATCAACATCAAAATCGTTTGTATATAGATATGGATTTTGAAAATGATATCAATGTCGGTGATTTTATTATAATAGAATGTTATAGAAAACTTGACCCAGAAACTTATGTAGATATCTATGACGATATCTATTTAAAAAGATATGCGACTGCACTTATTAAAAGACAATGGGGTGCAAATCTTTCAAAGTTTAATGGAGTTACAATGTTAGGTGGTGTTACCATGAATGGTGAAACTATCTATTCACAAGCACAAGAAGAAATGGAAAAACTAGAAGAACAGATACAATTATCATATGAGTTGCCACCAGAATATATGATGGGATAATGTTATGGCTGTAAACAGTATATTCCATACAAGCAATAAAAGTTCAATACTTTCAGAAAGAAATCTTTATAGAGATTTAATTAAAGAAGCAATACAGATTTATGGACATGATGTTTATTATGTTGACAGAACTATTGTTGCAAGAGATAATGTATTGGGTGAAGATGCTCTTTCAAAATTCACAAATGCAAACCCCATAGAAATGTATGTTGAGGACTCAGAGGGTTTTGGTGGTGATAAAGAAATTATTACACAGTTTGGTTTAGAAAATCGTAACGAGATTACCTTTGTGGTTTCTAAAGAAAAGTTTCAACAACTTGATAGTCAAATTACTTTAGAAGATGGAACTGATACAACTGGGGGTTCTATTCTTTTAGAGGCTGGAAGTATTGAGGTATCAAACCTTACTACACTTTCAAGATATTTTATTACTGATGAAAGTGAGGACAACATACTTTTAGAAGAGGGTGGTGGTGCTAAAGTATTATCAGAGGAAAGTGGACAAGAGTTTTATATTATACAAGATACTGCAACTACAGATGCAGACAGACCACTAGAGGGAGATATAATATATCATCCAATCTTTGAGAAAATGTTTGAGATTAATTTTGTAGACCATGATGAACCTTTTTATCAATTAGATAATAATCCAGTATATAAGTTAAGATGTAAGTCTTTTGAGTATAGTCAAGAAGCTCTTGATACTGGAATAACTACGATTGATGCAATTGAAGATGACTTGTCAACTGATACAAGTATATTCCAATTTACATTGGAACAATCTTCTGCTTATAATGAAAATATACAACTTGAATTTAACACACAGTTTAGTGCTGACTTACTATTAGAAGAAACTGATGGAGATAATGTAATCGGTGAAGATGATGAAACATCTGCTGGTGATAGTATCTTATTAGAAAATGATGCTGATAGTGGAGTGAAAGAATACTTGATACAAGAGTCCTATATAGTAGGAGATGCAAGCACAGATAAGACTGCACAAAACGAATTATTTGACACACTTGATGATACTGTTCTCGATTTTTCAGAAAGTAATCCATTTGGTGATGCTGGGAGTTTATAATGTTAGGACAATCCTTTTACCATGAAACAATAAGAAATGTCATAGTTGCATTTGGAACTATGTTTAATAATATACAAATTGTTCGTAAGGACAATAACGGAACTGTAACACAGATTATGAAAATTCCACTTGCGTATGGGCCTAAACAAAAGTTTCTAACTCGTTTAGACCAAGACCCATCTGTATCAGCTGCAACTGCAATTACATTACCAAGACTAGGTTTTGAGATTGGAAGTCTTACATATGATACTGCAAGAAAGATGAATCGTGTTCAAAAGTTTAAGAAAGTAAAGTCTAATAATAAAAATAAATTAGATACACAGTTTATGCCTGTTCCTTATAATCTAGATATCACATTATTTGCAATGGCAAAAAACTCTGATGATGCATTACAAATTGTAGAACAGATACTACCATTCTTTCAACCAGACTATACACTTACAATAAATGATATGGCAGATATGGGTATAAAGAGAGATGTTC